AGCCCCCGGCCGGGGGGCCGGGGGCTGCACGTGTACGGAACTACTTCCGTACAGCCGGGGGCGGGGCGGGGCCGATGTAGGCCAGCTCGCCCCACGCGAACCACGCGGAGGCATCGACCCATAGCTGGCGGCCCCGGCCGGGCACGCGCACGGTGAGCGACCAGTAGGCGCCCCCGCCGCGCGCCAGCACGACGAACCGGGTAACCGTGGTGGGCTGGCCCGGCGCCCTGGCCGTGCGCTCCCACACCTCGCCGCGCTTGGGCAGGCCGCCGGGCGTCGGCATCACGCCACCGCCGCTTCCATCGCGTCGCCCAGCTGGGCGTAACGCTGGCCGCCTACCTCGAACGGGGCCGCCTCGGCGCGGTCGTAGTGGATGAACGCGGGCTGCACGTCGGCGGGCGCGTAGTGCGGGATGACGGCCCACGTGCCGGTGAGCAGGGCGCCGTCGCCGCGGTGGTCGGGCCGGTCGGGGTCGTAGGTGCCGCCCAGCCAGAAGGCCAGGGCGCTGGCGGTGCGGGTGACGACTTCCTGCCGCTTGGGCGGCCGGGCGCTGTCGTCAATCAGGTAGGTCACGGGCTGTGAGTTGCGTGCTGGCATGGGGGTGGTTCCTTCCTAGATGCGCCAGCCCCCGCCGGGCGGCGGGGGCCGGGGGCCGGGCTGCTACTTGGCGGCCTTCGGCTGGCGGTCGGCGTCAACAACGGTGGCGCCAGCGGCGGTGAGCTTGTCCAGGCCCTTCACGGAGGCGAGCATGTACTCGCGCACGGCGGTCCGCACGGCCTGCGGGCCGGTCGCGGCCGGGGCCGCGGTCAGCGTCTCGGCCATTGCCTTGGCCTGGTCCTCGGGGATGCCCGCGGCAACGAGGCCCTTAACAACGGTCTCGGTGTCCACGGCAGCCGGGGCGTCCACGGCCCACTTCTCGGGGTCGATATGCACGAGCAGGCTGAGCCGCACGGGGATGGTCTTGGTCTCGGGGGTGGTGTTCTTGGCAGGCATTTCGGTGGTTCCTTCCGGTTCGCGGGCCTCTGTGGCCCTTGCCCGGCCCCGTGTGGGCCGAACACTATATGTAACAGCGGCATCACGGGTGTTATGCCGCATCACCAATGAATGTTCGACTATTCTTTGCGCACTGGCCCCGCCCGGTTTGGGTGGTTCCTTCCGGCGGGGCCAGCCTGCCATCATGGCCGGTATGACGGCGGCCGGGTCTGACCGGCGAAGTTACCCGATATGCGGGCGGATTTTCGACGGCCTGGAGTGCAGGCGGCGCGGTGAGCACCTGTGCGAGCCGCGCGCCCAGCACGCTACCGCGTTCTTCCGCGAGCTGCTGGTCCACACGAAAGGCGACTGGGCAAGGCGCCCGTTCATCCCCGCCGAGTGGGAGCAGCAGCGGGTTATCCGGCCGCTGCTCGGCACCGTGGTATGGGAACCGGGCTGGGGCCGCTACCTGCGCCGGTATCGGGAGCTGTACCTGAGCACGGGCCGCAAGAACGGGAAGACGGAACTGGTCGCGGGCCTCATGCTGTACCTGCTCGTCGGCGACGACGAGGAGGCCGCCGAGGTCTACGGCCTGGCGCTGGACAAGGACCAGGCGGGGCTCGCGTGGAACGCCGCGGCGCGGATGGTCGCGCTGTCGCCCGTGCTGGCCCGCCGCCTGCTCGTCGCCCGGTCGGCCGGGCGGATCGCCGACGAGCGGACCGCGTCGTTCTTCACGATCATCGCGGGGGACGCGGCCGGGGCGCTGGGCATCGGCCCGCACGCGGCCTACATTGACGAGCTGCTGACCCAGCCCGACCGGGAGCTGTACGACGCGCTCCGCACCGGGTTCGGCGCCCGCAGCCAGCCGCTCCTCGTGCTGGCCACGACGGCCGACAACGACCCGGCCGGGTTCGCCGCCAGCGAGCGCGCATGGTCCGAGCAGGTAATCGAGGACCCCGAGCTTGACCGCGCCCGGCTGGTCGTGCTGTACGCCGCGGCCAGGGACGCCGACTGGCGGGACCCGGCGACGTGGGCGCAGGCCAACCCGGCCCTCGGCGACTACCTGGACCCGCGCATCCTGGCCGACGAGTGCCGCAAGGCGCAGGCCAACCCGGCCGCCCAGCGCTCCTTCGAGCAGTACCGCCTCAACCGCCAGGTCGCCGCGGCGGGCCGCGCCGTGGACCTGGCGACGTGGGACCGCGCCCCGGCCGCCGCGGGCCAGCTGGCCGGGCGCACCTGCTACGCGGGGCTCGACCTGGCGTCGACCATCGACTTGGCCAGCTACGTGCTCGACTTCCCCGACGCCGCGGGCGGGCACGACGCGCTCTACCGCGTGTTCACCCCCGAGGCCCAGCTGGCCAACCTGGACCGCCGCACGGGCGGCAAGGCGACGGCCTGGCGGGCGGCCGGGCTGCTGACCGTGACCGAGGGCGACGTGATCGACTACGACGCCATCAAGGCCGCGCTCCGCGACGACGCCGAAACCTACGACCTGCGCGAGATCGCCTTCGACCGCTGGGGCGCCACCCAGCTGTCCACCGAGCTGCTGGACGAGGGCTTCCCGCTGATCCAGACCGGCCAGGGCTTCGGCAGCATGTCGGGGCCGACGAAGGAGTTCCTGCGGCTGGTCGCGGCCGGGCTGTACCGCCACGGCGCCAACCCGGTGGCCCGCTGGCAGGCGGGCAACCTGATCGTCCGCACCGACCCGAACGGGAACCAGAAGCCCGACAAGGCCCGTTCGGCTGACAAGATCGACAGCATGGTCGCGGGCATCATGGCGCTGGACAGGGCGCTGCGGCACGCAGCCGCGCAGGCCGACTACGCGGCGGCCGGGTTCTAGGTTGACGGAAGGAGACAGGCGATGACAGAAATTGACGACCTGCGGGAAGCTGCCCGGCGCAAGCTGGACGGCCAGGCCGCCCGTGCCCGCCACTACCAGCAGTATTTCGACTGCGAGGCGGGCATCGTGGCCTTGCTCGATACCGAGGAGCGGCAGACGTTCCGCACCTTCCTGCGGGAGAGCGGGGCCAACTTCTGCGAGCTGATCGTGAACGCCGTGGCCGAGCGGCTGACCGTGGTCGGGTTCCGGTTCGAGGGCGCCGACGCCGATGCCTGGCAGATATGGCAGGCCAGCCACATGGACGCCGATAGCCAGCTGGCCCAGATCGACGCCCTGGTGACCGGCTCCGGGTTCGTGCTGGTGCAGCCCGACGACGACAACCCGACCGGCGTCGAGATGACGGTGGAGTCGCCGCTGGAGGCGTGCGTGCTGTACGAGCCGGGCAGCCGCCGCCGCCGCGCGGCCGGGTATAAGCGCTACTCCGACGACGGGGGCGCCACCGATACCGAGGTGCTGATCCTGCCCGACCAGATCATCACGTGGGAGGCTCACGCGCAGCTGCACGGCCCGCTGATCGAGGAGAACCCGGCGGGGGAGGTCGGCCTGGTCGAGCTGCGCCCGCAGCCGCAGACCTCCCGGCCGCCGCGGTCGGAGCTGGCGTCGGCCGTCAGTGTCCAGGACCGCATCCACACGACCATATTTAACAGGCTGGTCGCCACCGACTACGGAGCGTTCCGGCAGATATGGGCGACGGGCATCAAGGTGGCCCGCGACGTGATCAAGGGCGAGGGCGGCGAAACCGTGCGGGTCGTGCGCCCGTTCGACATCGGCAGCAACAGGCTCCTGACCAACGAGAACCCGGACGGCCGGTTCGGGCACTTCCCCGAGTCCGGGCTCAAGGGCTACCTCGACAGCGTGGAGCAGGACGCCAACCACCTGGCGGCCATCTCGCAGACCCCGCCGCACTACCTGCTCGCCACGGTCGCCAACCTGTCGGCCGACGCCATCAAGGCCGCCGAGGCCGGGCTGGTCAGCAAAGTGACCCGCCGCCAGCTGTTCCTCGGCGAGGACTACGAGGACGCCATGCGGATGGCGCTGCGGATGCGCGGGAACCCGGCCGCCGCCGACGTGGAGGCCGAAGTGCTGTGGCGCGACCCCGAGACGCGCAGCCTCGGGCAGCTGGTCGACAGCCTGGTCAAGATGCGGACGCTGGGCGTGCCGCTGGAAGTGCTGTGGGAGCGGTACGGCGCCAGCCCGCAGGAAATCGAGCGGTGGCGCGAGCTGGCCGCCGCTGAGCGCGCCGCGGCCCCGGCCCCGGCGCCCGCCCCCGAAGGAGTGCCCGCATGACGAACCCGCAGCCCCCGGACCCGCCCGGCCCGCAGCCGCCCGCCCCGCCCGGCCCGCAGCCGCC